ATAAAGCAATAACAATTAGTTTAAATGGCAATAGTATACACCAAGGAAGAAAAAATGAAACAAGGTTTGTACGCTAACATCAATGCCAAACAAGAGCGAATCAAAGCGGGTTCTAAGGAAAAGATGCGTAAGGTTGGTTCTAAGGGCGCTCCTACTGAGGCGGCGTTCAAAGCTGCGGCTAAGACCGCTAAAAAGAAATGACTCTTAAGGCTCATCAAAATCCCAAAGGGGGATTGAATGCCAAGGGAAGAGCATCGTATAATAAAGAAACGGGTGGTGATTTAAAGCCACCAGTCAAGTCAGGCGACAACCCGAGAAGGGCCTCCTTTTTAGCACGAATGGGCAATATGCCTGGCGCTGAGATAAAAGATGGAAAGCCTACTCGACTTCTATTATCTCTTAGAGCTTGGGGCGCATCGTCCAAGGAAGACGCTAAAGCAAAAGCTAAAGCGATCTCTAAGAGGAATAAATGAGACCAATATCCGTTGGAGTTGAACCCACAGCCGCTACGCTGACTACTGTTTACACAGTACCAACGGGGTATTTCGCCAAATTCACAGTCATGTACATCCACAATACTGGTGGATCGACAAAACACATTACTGTTGTCTGGAACGATGTAAGTGCTTCTACTTCCCATGATATTCTGACTGAATACAATTTCACATCTAAACAATATCTTCAGTTTGATGGCAATGCTTACATTGTTTTAGAAGAGGGTGACAAGATTCAGATAACGACTGAAGCTGGTAGCACCTTTAGCTTTATTGCAACATTTGAAGTCTTTGGAGCGCAAAGAACATGACCTACTTAGAGCTTGTCAACGATGTATTGACACGATTGCGTGAAACCAATGTTTCTACTGTTTCCGAGACAACCTACTCTGCTTTGATTGGCAAGTTTGTCAACGATGCCAAACGCCAGATTGAAGACTCTTACACTTGGAATTGTCTGTCCCAAACAGTAACTGTTACTACTGCGGGTGGCACTACTTCTTACGCTTTGACTGGTGTTGGTCAGAAGTTCCGTGTAATGGATGCTATCAATGTCACCAACAATGTTGGATTGACTGATGTTCCATTTACTGTGATGAACAGAAATTTGAACTTCACAACTCCCGCATCAGGAGTACCAACACAATACTGTTTCAACGGTGTTGATGGTAGTGGAGACACTAAGATTGATGTCTACCCTCCTCCTGATGGCGTTTATACACTTTACTTTGATGTGATTGTTCCACAAGCTGCTTTGGCTTCTGATGGTACATCTGTGAAGGTCTTGGACTACTTGGTTGCTCAGAGTGCCTATGCTCGTGCTTTGATTGAGCGTGGTGAGGATGGTGGCACTAATAGCTCAGAGGCTTATGCTTTATTCCGTGGGATGTTGTCTGATGCCATTGCAACAGAGAGCACCCGTTATCCTGAAGAAACCAGTTTTGAGGCAGTTTAATGGCTTCACCACTACAAAGTAACAGCGTAAGCGCACCAGGCTTTTATGGTCTGAATACGCAAGACTCTCCATTGGATTTGTCTTCTGGCTTTGCTTTGGTTGCTTCTAATTGCGTGATTGACCAGTATGGACGTATTGGTGCTCGCAAGGGTTATACATTGGTTAATTCTTCATCTGGAAACCTTGGGTCTAACGATGTAACTGTTATCCATGAGTTAGTGCAGATTGATGGCACATTGACTGTGTTGTTTGCTGGCAACAATAAGTTGTTCAAACTTGGTACTTCCAATGCTGTGACTGAGTTGACCTATGGTGGTGGTGGTTCTGCTCCTACCATTAGTGCTAGTAACTGGCATTGTGCTTCTTTGAATGGAATCACTTATTTCTTCCAATCTGGACACGATCCATTGATTTACGACCCTGCGGTGAGTACAACCACTTATCGCAGAGTTTCTGAGAAGACTGGTTATGTAGGTACTGTTCCATATGCAAACATTTGTATTTCTGCATTTGGTCGCTTGTGGGTTGCTAATACTACGACTGATAGGGTAACGATTACTTTCTCTGATCTGATTGCAGGTCATGTATGGGGGGGTGGTACTACTGGTACTTTAGATGTGTCTCGTGTATGGCCTAATGGGTCTGATGAGATTATGGGATTGGCGGCTCACAATGATTTTCTATTTATCTTTGGCAAGCGGCAAATTCTTGTTTATGCTGGTGCTACTACTCCTTCTACTCTTTCTTTGAGTGACACAGTAGGTTCTATTGGATGTATTGCTAGAGACTCTATTCAGAGTATTGGTACTGATGTAATTTTCTTGTCAGACTCTGGTGTTCGTTCATTGATGAGGACTATCCAAGAGAAGTCTGCTCCTTTGAGAGACATATCTAAGAATGTTCGTTCTGATTTAATTAGCTCTTTGGCTGTAGAGACATTGGCTAACCTAAAGTCTGTCTACTCAGAAAAGAATGCCTTTTATCTATTGGTTTTGCCTACATCTGCACAAGTCTATTGTTTTGATACAAAGATGCAATTGCAAGATGGGTCTAACAGAGTAACCAAGTGGGATTCCATCACTCCTAAGTCTTTATATGCGCTTAGAAATGGTGATTTGTACATTGGTAAGACTGGATACATTGGTAAGTATGATGGTTACTTGGATAACACATCTACTTATCGGATGGCGTACTACACGAACCATGCTGATTTGGGCAATGAGAATCAGATCTCTGTTCTTAAAAGGATTAAGACAATCATCATTGGTGGCTCAAACCAGTTTGTCACGATCAAGTGGGGATTTGACTTTGCTGCCAACTATTTGTCTGCAAACGCCAACATCGCTACACAATCTATTTCCGAGTATGGAATAGCCCAATATGGGGTTGCTCAGTATTCAAGTGGTGTGCTTATCAGGACATTGGATGTCAATGCTTCTGGTGCGGGAAAGATTGTTCAAACTGGTTACGAAACTACAATTAACGGCACTCAATTATCAATTCAGAAGATTGAGATTCAATCTAAGAACGGGAAAATATCATGAGTAACTACACAAAAAGCACTAACTTTGCAACTAAAGACAATCTAACGCCTGGTGATCCACTCAAGATTGTTCGTGGTACTGAGATTGATACTGAGTTCAATAACATTGCTACTGCTATTGCTACGAAGACAGACAATGCTTCTGCTGCAATAACTGGTGGAACTATTAACGACACAACCATTGGTGCGACTACTGCGTCTACTGGTGCGTTTACTACCATTAGTGCTACTGGTGCTATTACATCTACCTTGGCTACTGGTACAGCGCCTTTAGTGGTTGCTTCAACTACGAAGGTGACTAACCTTAATGTTGACTCATTGGATGGTGCTGATTGGGCATCTCCTGCGGCTTTAGGTTCTACTACCCCTGCGGCTGTCTCTGCTACGACTTTGAGCGCTTCTGGCAATGTAACCCTCTCTGGTGGTACTGCCAATGGTGTTCCTTATTTAAACGGCTCTAAGGTTGTTACAAGCGGTTCTGCGCTTACTTTTGATGGTACTAGTCTTGGTGTAGGTACAAGTAGTCCTGCTTATAAGTTGGATGTTCGTGGCGTTCTAGGCTCAGGCAACGGAACTATTACTTCTGGCTTTTCTTACGATACAGGTGGATTGGTTGGTACATTCTCAAACCATGCTTTAGGTGTTTTGACTAATGGTAATGTTGTTGCAAAGTTTGATACCTCTGGTAATTTGCTAGTGGGTACTACGAGTTCAACTGGAGAAAGAATACAAGTTATTGGCACTTCTGGCGCTGGAACTATGAGTGTTCAAGTTGGTGCAAATGGAAATAATGGGATTGGTTTTAGAAATGATTCTGGAACTTCAGCAGGAAGCATTACTGTAAATGCCTCAACTGTTGCTTATAACACTTCCTCCGATTATCGCCTAAAGAACACCATTTCACCAATGACAGGTGCTTTGGCTAAAGTGGCTCAACTAAAACCAGTAACTTACAAGTGGAACGCTGATGGTTCTGATGGTCAAGGCTTCATTGCTCACGAATTGGCTGAAGTCTGTCCTGATGCTGTAACAGGTGAGAAAGATGGAACTCGCATTGAACAGTATGAAATAAATCCTGCTGTAGCGGCTACATATGATGAAGACGGTAACGAGTTGACATCTGCAATTGAAGCTGTAATGGGAGAGCGTGAAGTTCCCCAGTATCAAGGCATTGATGTTTCTTTCTTAGTTGCAACACTTACAGCAGCTATTCAAGAACTTAAAGCAGAATTTGACGCATACAAAGCATCACACCCTTAAAAGGATAAATTATGGCTAGAACAAGAGAAAACAATTTCCTGAGAGACTTCGAGGACACAGGTTTACAGCCTAGTCTTCAGCAAACTCTTGCTCAGACACCTGTTGTTCAGCAACCTTCTATGGCAAAGCAACCTACTATGGCTACAGATAAAACATCAATCATTGATAACTTGGTAAAACAAATCCAAGCTAGAAGCAACACATCTCAATGGTCAGGTGGTGTTGGTGCTGATCAAGCTACTAAGGACATGGCTCGAATTCTTGCTGAAACAGGAATCACAGATATTAGTCAGTTTGGCCCAATAACCCAACAAGTTGAGAAGATCGTTGGTTACGATGAGACTACAGGTGTTCCGATTTATGGGACTGTAACTGAGCAAACCTTTGGCAACAAAGAGACAGGTCAAGCCGTTCCTAATACCTACACAGAACGCCAGAAAGGTGACTTCTTTGGTGGAACTTATGAGGGTAAGGGAAATACTGGCTATGGTGTTCAGTTTGATGCTCAAGGAAACCCTACTTTCTTTACCCAAGGTGCATCAAGCAAAGATTCTATTGTAAAAGCGGCAATCCCAATGGCTCTGATGGCATTGGGTGCTTATGGTTATGAAGGTCTATTGGGTGGTGCATTAGGTGGTGGTGCTGGATTAACAGCCGCAGAAGCCGCAGGATTAGGTTTAACAGCTACAGAAGCAGCCGCATTAGGACTACCAGCGGCAGAGTTTGCGGCGGCGGGTGGTGGTTTGCTCTCAAGTGCTGCTCCTAGTCTTGCCGCAGTAGCTCCTGAAGTAGCGGCTGTTGCTCCATCGGTGGCCGCACCTACTTTAGCTCCTGAAGTAATTGGTATGGGTGGTGGAACTGGTATTACAGCAGGTTCTAGTGGTTTAGGCTTAAATGCAGGTACAGCGGGTCTTGGAACTTCAGGTGTAGGCGCTGGTATTACAGCGGGTTCTGGTTTAACAGGAACAGGTGTTTTATCTGGTTCTACTTTAGGTACAGGTTTATTAGGAACAACTGGTTCAACGGCTTTGACTGGTACTGGCGTTTTAGCTGGATCTACACTAGGAACTCAGTTGTTAGGAACAGGTGCTGGTACAGCCGCTACAGTAGGCGGGGTAGGTAACACAATGGCAAATCTTGGGGCTGGTGCTTTAAATACTGGCGTTGGCAGTCTAGGTTCTGCTTTGGCTTCTGGTGCTTTGGGTTCTGCTTTGGGTTCTGGATTTGGAAGCCTTCTGTCAACAGGTTTAACTCTTGGTGGTGGTTTACTACAAGAGAAGACAGCTAGAGAAGCGGCTGAAAGAGCACAAGCAATGATTGACAGGGAGACTGAAGCGGCTAAACAAGCGGCTCAGTTTAGACCTGTTGGCATGACCACTCGATTTGGAACATCACAATTCGAAGTTGATCCTACTACTGGACGATTGATTAGTGCGGGTTACACATTAACTCCTGAAGCTAAAGCACAACAGGATAGATTGGTTGCTTTACAGAATCAAGGTCTAACACAAGCAGAACAAGCACAATCACAATTTGCTCCTTTGCAAACAGGCGCTCAGTCTCTGTTCAACCTTGGTAATCAGTATCTAGCTCAAAGCCCTGAGTCTGTTGCTCAGAATTACTTAAATCAGCAGTTGGCTTTGTTGCAACCAGGCAGAGAGTTAGAGTTGGCTAATCTGCAAAACAGACTACAACAGCAAGGTCGTTCGGGTCTTTCTGTTGCCCAAGGTGGCTCTTATGGTGCTACAACTCCTGAGTTACAGGCTCTGTATAACGCTCGTGCAATGCAAGAGGCTCAATTGGCGGCTAATGCTCAACAAGCGGGTCAACAACAGGTTCAATTTGGTGCGGGATTGCTTGGTCAAGGTGCTCAAACAATGGGTCAGTACTATGGTGGTCAGCAAGCGGCTTATGCGCCTTATACGACTGCTTCTGGACAAGTTCAAGGGCTTGAGGCTCTTGGTCAACAACCATTGACTATGGGTTCTGCTCTTGGTCAACAAGCGGCACAAGCGGGTGCTAATGTTGGTCGACTTGGTTTGGTTGGTGCGGGTCAGAGTGCTGAGTTGGCAACAAGTCAAGCGGCAACGACCAATCCTTATGCTTCTTTACTGGGTGGACTGGGCGCATCTCCAACATTTGGCAGATTCCTCGGTGGTTTATTTGATTA